CATTCGGGAAAAGGGTTTCTCCCAAATAAGGAGCTCTGTCTTTTACCATTTCTTCCCAATAAGCCGTTAACTCCTGGGATTTTACTAAATCAAATATTGTCATTTATTTTTCCTCCTTTTAATTTTGCGTATTAGAATATAGGATTATCCTATTTCAAGAACGTGACTTTTCCCATTGCGGCTTTTACGCCAGCGGTGTTCAAAGCAAGGGTTGTTGCGTCTACTTTATCAATATTGATATAACCCTCAATCATCAACGTTCCGTTTGCGTTACCGTTAGTAACGTCTACGTCGTGAAGCAAAACTCCAACAGCGTTACCTTCAACTGCTGCTACAAATGGTGTAGCTCTTGCGGATAAATCACCAGCTAGTGGCGTACCTGCTTTAACTTTTAGAACGCCGTCTTCAGTGACGGATGCTGCATCGTCTACAACGATACCAACTCCAACCATTGGCTCTTTACAGAACAAAATAGTTTTTGGAGTTATTGCGGTTGATTTTAAAATTGTCATTTTTTAGTCCTCCTTTAATTCTTTGAAAAGTATGGGTTTTTATTACCCTCTGATTGTGCTGATTGTGCTGATTTCCCTTGGCCTAAGCGTTTTCCAATACCCTCTACAGAACCTTTGCCTGCGGGAGTTCTTGGGTTGTTACCTGAGCCACCAGTTCCTCTGTTAGCACCGTTTTCTTCCCCGAAAAAATTTGGGTATACTTTTTTGACTTCTTCAAGAGCTTGTTTAAAGTTTACTGAGTCGCTCATTTTTGCCCTAGCAATTATCACTAAGTCATCAATTGCTGTAGGTAGTGCTCCTGCTGTGATTGCTTCTAGTTTTTGCTCTACGTTGTCTGCACGTGCCTTTTCGGCTGATGCGGTATCCAATGCTCCTTTTACAATAGCGTCAGATTTTTCCTTATCTGTTTGCAGGCTTTGTTTGTAAAGCTGATAAGCTTTAAGGTCTTTTTTAGCATCTTCTTCAGACTCAAAACCTAAGTCTTTCAGGGCTGCTTTTCTTCCTTGAGCTTTTTCTGTAGCCGCAATGCGAGTAAGGTCTTCCTGTGTAAACGTCTTGTCTTTATCAGAATCACCGCCCTTCCCCTCTTCGCCAGTACCTTTATCCTCTGCTTTGTTATCAGCTTTGTCATCAGCACCGCCAGAACCACTACCGCCATCATCGGCAGCCATTTTCATCAAGTTCTTAAATCTTTCCATCCCAAATACTTTCATCGTTTTACCTCCTCCAAGTTTTAGCTGCTTGGTCAGTCTCATAGCTATCCAAGTTCTGCTTGGTCAGTTACTAATTCAATTCCTGAGGTTTTTTACCGTCGATATTCAGGTCAAACGACGCCCAGTACTTGTCTTTTAACAAGGTTCTGGTATGAATAAGCTCTTTGATGAGCTGGTTCATTTTGTTAGTTTGCTTTTGATGCATTACTTTATTGTTTTTTGCTAAAAACCTGTGTCGTTTTCTCAAACGTTTTTCCTCTTCAAGCTTTTTAAGGCTTTGCTCATCATCTAGTTGTACTAGATAGGTTTCTTTACATTCCCTACAAGTAAAATAGGTAGCAGTAAGTTTTACCCCGTCAATTACGTCAGTGGCTTCAATTAAGTCGGTTACATCTAACTCAAAATCAGCCCCGCATTTGTCGCATTTAACTTCCAACATTGTTACTCTCCTTCACAATTCTTTCCACAACCCAATCAAGTTGCTCTCTCACGCTTGGGGATAATTGTTTGACCCACTCAGGCGGTATTTCTTCAAACCCGCAATAAGCTCCAGCCAAACCCCCTAAAATAGCAGCGATTGTGTCTGCGTCCCCACCGTCATTGACGGCATTTTCAATAGCTTCTCTAAATGTATTAGAATTTTGGAACCAATATCCTACGTTGTTAAACGTGTTAGATACGTGTCCCGTTGGGGGCTTATGGCTAAACTTACCTCCTATTTTCTGTCCCTCTAAGGCTCTCTGAATTCCGTGGTAGTAATCAGTTATAAGTTCAGAACATAACTCATTGAAATGAGTCAACTTACCTTGATTAATTGCTTTTTCCCTATCCCCTAAAAGGCAAGGCACTAAGCAACGCATCAATGAACCGTTACCGTAGGAAGAACCCCGATTTGCTTGTAATCCTAGACTAGTTTTACGCCACTCCAAAGGGTCTACAACCTTTTCTACGTTCATAGCAGCAATCACAGACTTACAAGCAGCTCCAACATCTTTAGGGTCAGTTTGGTACCACTCTAAAAAGTTCTTACAGCAGGCTTCCTCAAAATTATTTTCAAAACACGCTTCAGCTACGCACAAAGTCATTTGAGTATCGTCTGTAACTTCCCCTGCTTCTAAACTCAACCAACCACCGCCTATAATATCGGTGACCTTGTCGTATTTCTGGTGAACCTCGTTCTTTTCCATGAATTCAGTAGTAGCCCCCATTGCGTCGCCTATGGCAAACCCGTATATGGCTCCTTTGATTCTATTCCTTCTCATACAAGTCACAATCCTTTCCGTACAACACAGCTACAGGTTTTCTGTCAACGTATACTTCACATTGTGACGTGTTAACTTCAATTTTATGAATACAATCCTTACATACAAGGGTGGTATTACCTACACTTGTGGGTGCTCCCGACTCAGCCCCCCAGTTAAAATATTTGTCGGGGTTTTTTGTATTTTTATTCATAACAAACTCCTCTTTTCAGGGAATAGTCCCTTCAATGCTATTATATTCTCCTCTGGTGATAAAGTCAAGATATATTTTAAATAAGTTTAATTATTCTACTAATACCTCCAAATAAACACGTAAACCATACTTCTCGCTTGGAACTATGTCTTTCACGAGGAATCTAGTGCCAGCGTTTAAGAGTATTTCTTGTTCGTTCTGAAAACTGCTGATAGGGGCAACATAGCCACCTTGCGTACCCTTAGGAGCAAGTATTCTATATTCAACTCCATCAGATGCAAAACCGCCTTTTGTTATTGGACTAGCTGACATGAAACCTTTGTCTTCAGCCACTTTACCTATGAAGCTAGATAAATCAGCTTTGTCAAATTGCTCCTCGGATATTCCCAACAGACCGTGTAAAGATTCGGTATCAGAACCACGTCTTAACAGGGTGTCTTGCTCTAACTTGTACTTTGATAAAGCTTCTCTTGTCTCTTCTATGTGCTTATTTGTCGTGCTATCGTTGCCCTTACTTATTCCTCTAAGCTTTTTGTTCATTTTAGTATATCCACCGCTTGTATAAGCGTGTATCCCGTCATATTGCTCAGAAGTAAGGTTTTTATGCCATTTATTAAAATTAGGCATATAGTCGTCAACGTATTTCCAAGAAGATGGAACAGAGGAGCCAACCTTATCAAAGACCTCTCCCACTTTTGCGTATTTGTTTTGAGTTAACCAGTCTTGAGCCATTAGCATCTCATCCCATTTTGCGTTTGCTACTTCTAAGGCAGGGTTTCTTGGTGCTTCTATAATAACGGGCTTCACTGCTTTTGCTTTTGCACTATTAGGGAATAGTAAGCCATTAAGGAACTCTTTTGCTTCTTTCATAGTAGCATCGTGCCCACCGCCTGTTGGTTTAAAGCCGTGTTTCAAAGCATAATTAAAGGCTACGCTTTCATTAGGGTTATATAATGCCCCTGCCGCATCCACCTTATTAAAAGGCTTCCCTCCTAGAGGAAGTTTTGGTTCAATGTTTATCTTACCTGTGGCGGCAAATCCTTTACTTTTAGCTACATCAAGAGGTTTGCCGTTATTTTTAATTAAATCAGTAAGGAAATCTTTTGCTTCTTTCATAGTAGCAGCATAGGTATTATTTCCCTGTTTAAACCCATGCTCTAAGGCATAATCAAGGGCTTTCATCTCATTAATATCGTATATAGCGTTTTGCGCATCTACTTTATTAAAAGGCTTTACTTTTACAGGAGGTTTTGGTTCAATAGTTACCTTAGCAGGGGAGACAAACCCCTTATCGGCTTCATCTGCAAGCTTACTTGCTTTTTTAGCAGNNGNNCCAAAGCCTATATCAAGCTCATCCCCAAACTTACTTTTAGCTGCTAAATTATCAAACAATTTACCTGCTTCGTTTTTGACTTCGTCAACACTTGAACCTGCGAACTTTTTAGCGTTCTTTGTGTGACTCTCTATAAATTGAAGTTGTCCGCTTTTGTTTAAATTCAAGAGTTCGTCTTTACTGTAGTTGGCTTTTTTAAACGCACCAACCGTTTTATCCCAATACTTCATCTCTACTTTTGCTTTTACAACCTCTTTTACTACAGAACCCGTGGTTTTCTTTATTACTTTACCCCCTAAACTATTCAAAGCGTAGCTGTCAAGGGCTTTATCCGACTTACCGTTTGCCCAATCGGCTATTCTGTCGCTTACTTGGTCAAGCGGTGGGATCTCAGCGGTAAAATAACACATACCGTTAGGGTGGTCAAGAGGTAGGTCAGTCTTATCAAAAACCGTGTCATCCCTTTCGGCACATATCTCACAAGTTCTCAGGCTATTGCTGCTGTGCCATACTATACCCGATACAAAAGGGTTATGCTTTACGGTAGTCATCAAGCTCAGTTGATAAGCGTGTTGAGATAGCGTTCTTGCTAGCCTTTGGGCTGAGTAGTCTACTTTGGCAGAGGTTCCAGGATACACCTTTTTCCACGCCCAGTCTTTTTTAGCTTTTGGGTCCAAGTATTTCTCAAGGTCTTTAGCTATATCAAGAGTTCCTTTTTGGGAAGCTATACCTTTTGCTACGACTGTGTGCATATCTGATTTAACCTTTTCGCCACCCTTCCAAAGAGCCTTACTAAAGTTGAATTTACCCTCATATACCTTACCTGTGGCCAAAGAATTTACCACATCCGTGGGTACGTGCATAAAAGAACCTTTAATATCAAGACCTGCTTTTCTCATAAAGGCGTTAGTTGCGTCTACAGGAGCAGCTGCCGATTTCAACATCCCTTCACGGATTATACCGTTTTGTGCTGCTACTATTTTGTCCACCTCTGCACTCAGTTCTTTTGATAGTTTACTCAAATAGGATTTACGCATACTATCACTCATTGTACCTTTTATTGGGAGGGCTTTTGACTTCTTTAAAGCTTCTTTGGATAAGTCGGAATACATTTTTGATATACGTTGTTGTTGGGTTTTTGTTAGAACCACTTTTTCTGCTTCCGCAAATCCCAGTTCTTTTATATCGGCCAATTCTTTCACCCCCTTACTATATTACTATTTTGTTTCAAGCATAAATGCGTCTTCCAATAACTCACGTTCCAACGCCATTTGTTTTAATTCATCGTCAACCTGTGAGTCTGTCAGACCTCTCCACTTTTTCATATAATCCCTTTTGGACATTGTGTTACCGCTTACTTCAGCCAAGTCCGTATCCTTTTCTTCGGCTTCATCTTCAGGTAACGGGTATGAATTCTCAACTTCTAAGTCGTACTCAGCAACAAGAGAATCTGTCGTATAAGGTTTTCTAGACTCTGGGTAGAGCTTAGCACCCTCTATAATACTTCGCATAGTTTCTACCAAAGCAGGACGCCATACTAACATTTTCTCGTTACATCTTACTATCAAACCCCAATAAATAGCTTTAAGCGTTTTTCCGCTTGTTACTATCCCTTGTAAAGCTTCAGAAGAAGTATCAGGAACATCCAGCATATCGTGCATATGTGTTTTTATTCTTTTCAAGGTTACGTCTAAAGCAGGAGAATAACCCATAGTGTTTTCTACAACCCCTACAGAGCCTGTTTTACCCTCAGCGGTAACTTCGGTTGAGAGATCCCAAAATGCTCCCGCACCTCTACTCAAACCTTTGGTTGATTCTGATGACATATCTATGGTGTAGGTGATTTGGTCAGCCCCTTTACGAATACTATCCATATCCTTACTAGATAACTTGCTATACCAACTCTCATTATCTTCAAGGGACTCAATTTCACTCACCCCAAAAGGGTCACCACTTAGCCCGTCATTGGTGATAATTTCTACAGGTATCCACGTGAGTAACGTTTTATTATCAGCCACAAGTTCTTCAATCAGAGCACCTGAGCCGTTGTAAATACCTTCATTAAACCAAGCGTTACCCTTTTCATCAAGCCACCATTTCTTCTTGTACACCCTTTGTTGGTCTTTAATGTCGTTTACAGTGGTACTATAGAATTGAATAAACTTGGTCAGCTTGTCTACGTTGTTTGGGTCGGTTTCAAATATAAATTCAAGTGACGGTATAAAACTAACGGTTATTCCTGTATCATTAAAGTTTGTCGCTATAGCAATTCTTTTACCAATGAAACAATCCTTTGCTGCTTTGACTAGCTTAGCTGATACCTTGTTCTTTTGGAGCACTAAGTTTACAAATTCTTGTATACCTGCTACCTTTTTTTCATTGTCTTCTTCTGTACTTCTCACGTTAAAGTCTGGCGGTACGCTGAACAAGAATCTTGCCTCTTTATCAATCAGCCCTTTGATTACTTTATACTTCATAACCGCAGGTACATAATCACCAGTCGTCTCAACATTAAAGTTAGCCCCGTTCTCGTATATAGCATACATTTGGATGATATGGTTCAAGTCTTTCAAAAGACTATTACCGTATAACCCTGACATTTCTTGATATATTAGAGACTTGGTCATATTAAAGTTGGTTACTTGGTCAATCAGATAATCACTATCTTTGCTTATTATTTCCATTTTTTAAGCTCCCTTCCTACTATTTCTTGGTATCTGCTTGATGTTTGCTACTTCATAATTGTCTAATCCGTACCACATAGCAGAAAACGTATGCGGGTCGGTACTGAAATCATCATATACCAATTCCCCTTTGCTATCCTTCTTATATGTTAAATCCTTCAGCTCTCGCCACGTGTTTGGACAATTGTCCGATACATATATTTTGCGGAACCGCTTGATTTTCCTTGTGTTTGCTAACCTTGAACCAGCGAATTTGCGACAACCCGTCATCTTGAACCCTGATAATTGATAAAACCTTATTGCCTTTGGGTCTTCGTTATCTGCTATAATGTGTATACCCTTCAACGGGGCTATGTCTACTGCTGTGACGTCATCTGTTCGCTTATTTTTATAGTATTCCCAATAGACGTACAATATCTTTTCCTCGTCATCTACCGCAAGTCTTACAATAGCGTTATAGGAAGTCTCAAACCCAAAGTCCATACCGTTGAACCGATATTTTTCAGGTATCATACTAACTGATTTCATTACTTCTTTATGGCTCATTTTAGAAATTTGTGGTAATACCTTGATACCGTTCGCCCCAAATCTGCCTAATCGTGCAACCCTATGTAAGTCTGGGTCGTATTCCGCCATCTCGTCTAGCGTTCTTAGGTAGCTTTTAGGTAAAAAGTAGTTATCATCGGGTAGCGAGTGGTGATAATACACGCCTTTCTTCACAACAGTTTTCCGAGCGTAGAGCCTTTCGGGGTCTAAGGTGAGCCTATCTTCAATGTTGTCTATAAAAAAGTGCTTAAAGACCCAATTTTCTTCTCCTACTGGATTAGTACTTAGTATAAAATGAAGTGTTAAATACGGGTTACGAATACGTCCCAAGAGCTCCTTATAACCGTTGTATTTTACTTCGCTACATTCCTCTATCCATACAATAGATACGCCATTTATTGATTTTAATTTCGCAGGCTTGTCCATACCCTTAAAAATAACTTTACTACCATTTGGAAAATGTAGCTGCAGGGGAGAAGTCTTGAACACAACCTTTTGGCGATTTTTTCCTCTTGAACTCCCCTGAGCTAGCAAATTCATATCTTCAAGAATTTCACAAAACAAATCAAAACATGATTCTCTGATAGTTTCATAAACTTCACGGATAACTAATACTTTTCTTTTTTCTTCAAGACATTTTAGCACAATTTTTAAAGCTATATGATAACTCTTTGAGCTTCCATACCCACCCAATAACAGGTAAGTAGTGTAATCCCAATCAGCTAAAAACGACTCAAACCTTGGATTAATAGCCTTGTTAATTACCACGACTATTCCTCCTCTCGCTTGTTAGCTCTCACGATATTGACAGTTAGGTTCTGGTCTGGATTATCCCCCTCGTCATACATCTGTACTTTCAAGGCAAATTCCTTTTGTCTCAACAAAGTCATGGCTCTACGCTCTACAATCTCGGCCATTTCCTTACTACCTACCCACCCAAAAGCTCGGTCTAAAACGAATTTAGCACCAACATTTCCTTCACGGTCGTACAAGCGGGTTTCACAATATTCGTTGATACGTTGTTTGGCTATATGCAAAATTTTGGAAAGCGTTACATCTTCACAAATACCCTCTGTAACTTCGTCATATATACCCGCACAGTAAGCACAAAAGCTACTTGTAGGAAGACCTAAGTGAAGTGCCAACCCTGATACGGTATATGGGCGGTTTTGACCTATAATCAACTCGCCTTCCCCATCTTTAGCAAGAGCACCCCATTTATCTAACATCGGACCTTGGCAGCTAGCAAAATACTCATCAACTAAGTATTGAAGCTTAGCAGGAGATGTAAAGGCTCCCTCCTTACCCGCATAATTGGCAGGTACAACAACTGACTTACCACGTATACCCCTAAAATCAATGAGGAACTTTCCTTTAGTTCTTTTCACTCTTACTACTTTTCTTCTTGGTACCACTACAGGTATGGTATATTCATCTCTCGGCATTTAAATCCCTCCTTTCATTTAGAGTTTTATCCCAACTCAAATTCTAATATATATAATATATATATTATACTCCCCCCAATTCAAAACTCGTCAAGCTTTATTTTATTGTTTTTTTAAAACTCATAGGAGTAACGGTCGAGTTGGTTCTAAACACAGACTTTCGGACGTAAAAATAAGTTTATTTTACAGCAGATTTCTCGTGGTTTTACCCTATTATCTTACCCTATTATAGTAGTAAACTTATTTTACCCTATTATAGTAGTAAACTTCGTCCCTAAAAAATAGCACAGGAGGCAGTCCCTAAAAAGGGTGAAACCAACAAAAGCCCTTAGTACACAAGACTTTTCCTATACTCCCAATAAAAAGACTAAAAAAGGAGAATTTTTAATTTTAACGATTATGTATTTTTGAACATAAAACGTCGTTTTTTGGACGGTTTTAGACCTTTCGGATCGGCTATTCCGTTGTAAAAGTCCTCAAAATAGTAGCTTACCGTTTTTTATTTTTAAAAGTCGGTAAAAAATAACAATAAATACCGTTTTTTATTTTAAAAATCGGCGTAAACTGAACAACCGTGGGACGGAAAATCGGTAACAGAAAAAGCTAGTAATCTCGCGATATCGGAAGCTCTCTTCATCGTTAAAGACGAAACAAATTACCGATTTTTCTTCTAGTATACCTTAGTATATAGAAAAATATATTATTATTATATATATTTTAGCTTAGCTTCCCCTATAGAAAATAAAAGTCGGTAAGAAGTAAAATAAAAAAGTGACAGTTTGCCTATCTCGTTCGCCCGTTTTCGTATAGTTTTCTGTTACCGATTTTTCGCTCCAGTACCTGCCACAAGTTCTGTTAAATTTACGCCGATTTTTCTCCAACGGACTTTTTAGTCCCTGTAAGTTACGCCGATTTTCCGTCGTTTTACGTTTTCATCCGCTATATAGGACTTTTGTCCCATAATTTTCATCCTCTTAAACGGATTTTGGGAAGCTCGTTGGGAAAAAAACGTGAGATTTTCACACCAAGTTTCAATAAAAACGATCTAAATTTTTTCGGACTTTTTTAGAAAATCGTATAGTTACTTTTAAAAGTACACACGAAATGAAAAAAGTTCGTTCCGCATTCCTCACCCCTAACACGAAAGCTATTGAAAGTCCGCTAAAATACTTTCGTCCGCATTCCTCACGAGTACCACGAAAGCATTGTCACGTCAACACGCTGTATTATGTGTAAAAATATTTCCCAAACGGAAAAAATAAAAAACGTAAATCTTGTATACAAGGCTGTAAAAAGTAAGTATTTAAAAAGTTTACAATAAGACGACACACACGTGGCCAGATTTATATTTTTCCCCTAGCTGCCCCTATAGAGAAGAAAAGTCGGTAATTTGTACCCACCCTAAAACACAAGATTACCTCACTCGATCGCTCAAAAGCTCATCCGTACTGGTACCGATTTTTGACTCCAGTACCTGTTCACTTTTTACCGATTTTTCGTCCTAAATTTATAAGATTATGGGATTTTACGCCGATTTTCCGTCGTTTTACGTTTTAGTCCGCTATATAGGACTTTTCGTACATAAATTTGACATTCACTTTTTTATTTTCCCTTCCGCTTGTATTGGAGTTACATACTTTATCAACCAAATCCGGGATTTTATTGAAATAATTATAAAAATAATTAAAAATACCTATTTACTTTTGTTTTCAACGAGAATATAATGGTATTATAAGTTAAAGAAAACCGAAAGGAAAAGGTTACAAAATGAAAAAGATAATGACCGCTGAAGAAGTACAAGCCCGAATCAATATGCTACAGGCTATG